TAAGGCTCTCGGGTTCAAGAACGGTGACAAGTTCTGGTCTGACCCTGCAAAGAACCCTCCGCCACAGCAGACACCTCTGCCGATTCAGATCGAGGAGATGAAGATTAAGGCTGATGCGCAAAAACACCAGTCGCAGACGCAGGCCGATATTCAGAAGTTCCAGGCTGAAACGCAGATGACCCGCGAGATTGAAACAATCAAGGCTCAGGCGCAGATTCAGCAAGCACAAGCTAATCTTGAACTTCAACGTTCCAACGACGAGCGTGATGCACAGCGTGAAATGGTCAAGGCGCAATACGAGGCTCAGATGGAGCAGCAGCGCATGGAGTTTGACCGCTGGAAAGCAGAGCTAGAAGCGCAGACGCAGATATATCTTGCACAACTAGGCGCAGGCTCTACGCAACCCGTAGAGACAAACGGCAACCCTGACAACGTAAGCAACGCTTTGGCTGCTTCTATCGATGGTTTCCGCGCTGCTATTGAAACAATGGGCAAGCCAAAGACAATCATTCGCGGCCCTGATGGGCGTGCGGCAGGGATCGCGTAATGCCAACCTATACGAGTGAAGAATAATGGCCGCATATACAGCACTTGCAGGCTCACGGGCTGACCTTACCAAGGGCGACAACATTGGCACAGACCAGTGGGCGTTTGCTCTGACCAACACAGTCCCAGGCTCTACCGCATTCACAGCAGGCACGACTGACCTGGCCACTTCTGGTGGTTATACCGCTGGCGGTGCGAACGTGGTCACAACGTCAAGCGCAGAGGCTGCGGGTGTGCTGAAGCTGATCCTTGTCGCCCCTGCGGTGTGGACAGCATCCGGTGGTGGATTCACCTTCCGGTACGTCCTGTTGGTCAATAAGACAACCAACACCATGCCGGGATATTGGGACAATGGGTCATCCATCGTGATGAACGGGACAAATGCCGACACGTTTACTTTCACTCCTGATGCGTCTAACGGCGTATTCACAGTCACGTAATGGCTACACAAGGCACGGCACTGGTTGACTTCGGGGCATTCCCGGGTGGGTCTGATGCTTCGCTTGCTGTTGCGTCTGCTGGCATTGGGTCTACCAATCTGGTCGAGGCATGGATATTTCCTGCGGCAACGGCAGATCACACGGCTGACGAGCATTTGGTTGAATCAATCAAGGTGATGGCTGGGAATGTGGTGGCGGGTGTCGGGTTCACGATCTACATGGCAAACACAAGCCAGTTGAATGAACCAGTTGACTACCCACCAAATGCAAATTCCATCGTTTCCAGCACGGCAGGAACTGCGATTTTGGTGAAGAATGCGCAGCCCGGAAAGCGTGCGTATGGTGGCGGCATAGGTACTCGTATCTATGGCAAATGGAACGTGGGCTGGGTTTGGAATTAATAAGGAGCAGACATGGGAATCCAAATTCAGGGCAATGGCGGCGTAGTCGCTGAAGTTGACGGAACGACATTCCGCACACTGCGTACGACACTACGCCCAACCGACTACGGCGCATTGGGTATGTATCGCGTTGCGGTGACTATCCCTTTGACGGTATCGCAGGCTGCAAACGGCACGCTGTTTAGCTTCCGTTGGGGTGATGCAACACGTTTATGTGCAATTCAGGACATTCGCCTGCAATGTATTCAGACAGCAGCGGCGACTGCGACCATATTCCCAAACTTTGAAGTCGTTCAGGCTCGGGGTTTCAGCGTATCGGACTCTGCGGGAACGGCTATCACGCTGACAACCAACAGCATGAAGAAGCGTACCTCAATGGGTACGACTTTGGTAACGGATATTCGCGTATCTGCGGTTGCTGCTGGTTTGACCGCAGGAACACGGACGCTGGACGCAAATGCGGTGATGATTATGCCTACTCAGCAAACAATTACGACACCGAACGCATCACTCTATACGGCCGATCTGGACTTGGATAGCGGTTCTGCACATCCTCTGGTCTTTGCGCAGAATGAGGGGTTCATTGTTCGCGGTCCTACTACAGTTTTTGGCGCAGCGGGTACGGCGAACTTGATTGTAGATGTCGCATGGGCTGAATTAACAGCTTACTAAGGGGTAAGCCATGTCCCTGCTGCTTGCGGTACAGGCCCCTGCGGGTCTTAGCGTATCGGTAGCAGTTACCGACGGCGCAGACATACTTGCCGCCGCAGTAAACCCAGTAGTAGGGTTCAGTTCGGCCACTACGGATGGTGCTGACACGCTGGCGGCAGTTGTTGGGCCAGTAGTTGCGTTTAGTTCAGCGACTACAGATGGCGCGGATGTACTTGCAGCCGCCGTTTCCCCGGTTATTGGCATCACATCCGCTACGACTGATGGTGCAGACATACTTGCCGCCACTGTTACACCCGTTACAGCAGGCGGCGTTGACTTCAGTGTAAACGTCACCGATGGTGCGGACGTACTGGCTTCACAGGTCGCCCCGGTGGTGGGCTTCACTTCTGCCACCATAGACGGCGCTGACGTTCTTGCCGCCCTTATAGGGCCAATAGTTGCCATTTCCTCTGCTACAACCGATGGCGCTGACCTCTTGGGGGCAGTTGTTGGGCCTGTTGTTGGGTTCTCCAGTGCGACTACAGATGGCGCAGACACACTTGCCGCAGCGGTAGGCCCAGTAGTAGGCTTCAGTAGTGCAACAACAGATGGCGCGGATGTACTCGCCGCAGTTGTAACCCCGCTGGCGGCAGCGATTGACTTCAGTTCCAACACAACAGATGGTGCAGACGTACTGATTGCACGCATATCCAACGGTGGAAAGCTGTGGGGGCCTACAGGTATTGAGTACTTATACCTCAAGCCGCCATACAGTTTGGACATGTGCACACTACAGGTTGTGCTACCTGTAACAGACGAAATCGTTATTGAACTTTGCTAGACAAAGTTAATCTGATACTATTTGCGCTACGCGCAACCCAATTAAATGGAGTTAGTATGGCTAAAGGTAAGTTTCCATTCGCGAAGTTTGAAAAGTCCAGCGACGACACAGACTCCGCAGCCGTCACCAAGAAATACGGCAAAGAAGGTTCCCCTAAAGAGGAAGCCTTTGATCGCAAGCAGATGCGCCCTATGCCATTTGAGAAATCCAGCGGCGATAAAGATATCTCCGCCATCACCAAGAAATTTGGGAAGGAAGGCTCCAAGAAAGAGGAAGCCTTTGATCGCAAGCAAGCGTTTAAAGCGAAGCGATTTGCTAAGGGCGGGGGGGTTGAATATGGCGATGATGCATCTGAATCCTATGGAGATACATCATCAAAAATCAATGATGATGACCTCGCGGCAGCAAACGCATCTTCTGACCCGATTCAATCTTTAGCTGATGCAAAAGAGGGAAAACTTAATAAAAAGCCAGCAGTAGTCACTAAGGAGCAGCTTGCTGCCTCAGGGTTGTCTCTGCGCGATTATTTAAACAAGCAGCAGGGCCTGACTCGCCGTGGTGAAAAAGCGCCTGTAGCTGCCTCAGGCACCACCTCCAGTGGTGGTTCAGGTCGCGGCTCAATGGGTGGCCCAACCGCAGATGAACTCTCCAGCTATGGCGCTCAGACTAAGGCCAAGAAGGAAGCTGAGTATGCCGCCGCTGAAAAGCGTGAGCAGACTCCAGAGCGTAAGGCCGCGCGCGCTGCGCAGGCTGATGCAGAGGCTCCAGAGAATATGTCTGCAGACTTCATTGGTGGCCCAGCAAAGCTGGGTATTGGCCTTGCAGGAGGCGCTCTGGCTGCTCTCGGTCTTAAGAAGTTGATGAAGGGTGGTGCAAAGGCTGCTATTGAATCTCCAGCTACCCGAGAACTTGCCAAGAAGGGTGTCGATGAAGTAACTTTCCTTGGTCGCTCTGGCGCGAAGAAGATTGGTGACGCTGCCGAACGCTTAACTGGCCCATCCAAAGCAAAGATTGCAATGGAAGATGGCAAGCAGGCTATCACCAACAACCCGACAAAGCGTCTGGGTGGCCCATCCAAGGTTGCTGATGATGTCGAAGATGCAATTCCATCCTCTGGTCGCGACAAGGTGACAAACCCTATGGCATGGATGGCTGGCCCCAAAGGTATGCGCGACGACTTCAAGAAGGGCGGAAAAGTCAAAGCCTTCGCCAAGGGTGGTTCTGTTCGCGGTAACGGCATTGCCCAGCGCGGTCTATCCAAGGGGCGGATGTGCTGAACTGGCAGTCCAAGGTCTTCTTGCTGTGGTACTTTCTGTATGAGTACGCCTTGTTTTTGAATATGTTTGAAGTGTCCGTCATCCTTGTGTTGACGGTCTTGATTGTTAAACTTAACCACTGGAGTACTGAATATCATGGCAGACGACAAAGATACGCCTCAGTTTGAGAAAGATGCCAAAAAGACCCGGGATAGCTTTATGGCTAACCTGATTCTTGGCAAGCGCAAGGATGCTGACGCCAAAGATAAGCCTGAGCCTGCCCCGGCAGTTACTCGCCCAATGGGTGGGAATAACCCCGCCAATAAAGGCGCATTGGAAGCCATGAAAAAGGGAGGTAAGGTCAAAAAGTTTGCTGCTGGCGGCAAGGTTGATGGCATCGCCCAGCGCGGCAAGACTCGCGGGAAGCAGTGCTAAATGCAAGCCTATCAAAACACTGCACTCATTACGAACAATGGCGTTACAGCCCCTTGGGTAGGTGCGTCATGCGCGGTGTATTTGAAGGGCACCCTGACACTGGCGACGATCTACAGTGACAACGGGATAACCACCACAGCCAACCCGCTGACAACGTCAGCAACGGGCAACATCTTCTTCTATGCAGCAGACGGCAGGTATGACGTTACCGTGTCTGGCACTGGCTATGCCACAGTGACCATTCCTGATGTATTGCTGGAAGATGTTACCAATGCCAGCCCCATCACCGCATCTACGCTTACTGTTACTGGTGCAGCCACTTTTGCAACAGGCATCACTGGCGGACTACCAGTTTCTGGCCCATTAGCTGTTACTGGGACATCAACCGTCAACGGAAAAACAACCGCCACCTACTCCACCGACAGCAGTGGCAACGTAACGGGGCTGGTGGGGCCGAGTGGGGTGGCAGGTTACGTTGATGCTGGATTTTTTGGGGCATCAACAAGCGCCACTGCTGCGGTGAACACTGCAGCCATTCAGACCGCCTTGAATAAGGGAGGATTGGTAACTTTAAACGCTCCCGGCGTGTATTTGATTAACGCAACCCTTTTGATAGGAGATAACTCCACTTTTTCACTTGGGGATGGGGCAACCATTCGATTGGCCCCAGCAGGCAATTGCAATATGCTTAGGACAACTAACTGGGGGAGTCCGTCGGTATCCATTAGTAACCTTGCTACTGCGGATGGCATAACTGTTACTGCAACATCTACGCACGGTCAAACTGTTGGTTCTACTGGGTGGAGATTTGTAACTGGCGCGACACCAGAGGCTTATAACGGTGTTTGGTTTGTAACGTACACAACAACCAGTGCTTTTACCTATAAGATTGCAGTCAAAGCCCCTAGCGAAACCGTAACTACCCCTGCAACCGGGACAATTGTTTCATTCCTTGCAAATGGAAATATTACTGTTACAGGTGGTACTTGGGACTATGACACGCTGAATCAGACAACACCAGACACATACCAGAGAATTGCTCTCTATTTGCGCCGAGTAAGGAATGTTCGACTTAAACAAACAAATCTATTGAATGCCTCCAAGTACACGGCACACTTTGTTAATTGTTATGGATTGGAAGTAGATGATATTTATTTTGATACAGCATCAGATTGTTTGCATATTGGCGGCTCTGGAAGGGCGATAGTAGCAAGGAATTTGCGAGGAAAAGGTGGTGATGACTTCTTTGCCGTGACTCAGGGTGATTACGCGCAATATGTAGACACTGGATACATGATAGGGAACTTTGACGATATAAATGTAGATGGAATATCGGGAGAGGGTTCTTTTGACATGGTTAAGTTAGTCCCTCAGAGTGGATACACATGGGGATTTACTGACATCGAAAATGTTGCCGGAAGGTTCTCTGGTGGAGCCAATGGAATTAGCTGTCTATTTGATAGTGGCGTTGTAAAACAAGATGGGGTCACACCATCTACAGTTGGGACAATCAATGCAATTAAGATTATTGATTATGACAATCAGCAAGCAAGCTCCAAACCATTGATAACGGTTGGTTGCGTTTTAAATTCGCTAATGGTTAGCAACTTAACAGCGACTTTAGGAACGACATCTGGAACATCGGTAGCATTGCAAATCGGGGCAACTGGCGTATTGAATAAACTCTCTGGTACAAATTGGCACATTACCGGAGGCAGCACAAATGCTGGTGCAATTAATGTTGCAGGCTCTGGAACGCTTGGCGATGTTGACATAGCAAACTTTAATTTCTCCACACTATCTTCTGCGGTAACCTTTAACGCTACATCCGTACCAACTGGAACAGTCATGTTTTCAAATGGCAGGGGTGACGGAATGCTGGCTTTTGTCAATACATCTGTTAGGGGAAGTGGGTCGGTTCCAATTCCAGTGCTTATCAGTTCTGTGAAATACACCGCACCAACAGGAGCATTCTTCACCGGAAACTCTGCAAGCGCACAAATATCCGCTTACGTTTCATCCAGCCAAATACCGAACGGCGCTGTATTTGGTGGGACTTGGTTAAATAGAATTGCTGATTTTGTTCCAGAGCAAATAGACACAATAACTTATGCGGCGACGATAACGCCAGATTTGTCACTTGGGTCAATGAAAGTTTGTACATTTACGGGGAACATGACCATTAATGCCCCATCAAGTCTGTTTTCTACAAATGGGCAACAGGGCCGGATGATTACTTTTATCTTGATAAGAAACGCTGCTGCCGCTGCTATTACTTGGGCGGCAACATATAAATTTCCCGTTGCATTTGTTGATTCCGTTGCAAACACAACAAGAACAGTTGTCCAGTTTAGATACGACGATAACGGAAATTGCGTCTGTGTCAGCGGTACTAACGCCTGGAACTAAGCCCTGTGCCAATTTCCCCCTGACTTCAAACCTGCAACAAAATGCCAATCATCACCACGCCCACCGTAACGCCTGCAACGACATCCGGTACAGCCACGTTCAACCTTGAACTGACTGAACTGGTCGAAGAGGCGTTTGAGCGCTGCGGTGCTGAGTTGCGCTCCGGCTACGACCTGAAGACAGCCCGTCGCTCCCTTAACCTTCTGTTTGCCGACTGGGCCAACAAGGGTTTAAACATGTTCACGTTTGAGCAGGGAACCATTGCGATGATTCCCGGTCAATCGGCCTACGACTTGCCTGCTGACACCGTGGATTTGCTGGAGCATCAGATTCGAACTGGTGCTGGAAGCGTGGCGACTCAGGCAGACATCTCCATGTCCCGCATCAGTGTTTCCACCTATGCCACCATCCCGAACAAGCTGACGCAGGGACGCCCTCTGCAGATTTTCATTGAGCGCCTTGTTGGCGCTCCACGTATAAACGTCTGGCCTGTTCCAGATAGTGTTCAGACCTATACACTGGTGTACTGGCGTCTGCGCCGTATCCAAGATGCTGGTGGCGGTGCAAACACAATGGATGTTCCATTCCGCTTCATCCCCTGCCTAGTCGCAGGGTTGGCCTACTACCTGTCCCTCAAGGTTCCCGGTGGTTTGGAGCGCCAGCCAATGCTGAAGGCTCAGTACGATGAAAGTTGGATGGATGCTGCTTACGAAGACCGAGAGAAGGCTTCTGATCGGTTCGTCCCTCGCCAGCAATTCATTGGTTGATCTATGGGTAATAAATTTGCTTCAGGAAAGAACGCAATCGGAGATTGCGATGTATGCGGTCAAACGTTTAAACTTAAGTCGCTAAAAGAACTTATCGTTAAGACGAAGATGACTGGTCTTTTGGCATGTCCTGAGTGCTGGAGTCCCGACCAACCCCAACTATTACTTGGAACTTTTCCAATCAGTGATCCGCAGGCCATCCGCAACCCTCGCCCTGACGGCAGTCTTGGCGATGCTGGAGACTACAGCAGCCGTGACTTCCAGTGGGGTTGGGCACCTGTTGGAGGTGGCTTTGTCATGTCTGGAACACCCAATAATCTTGTCTCGACTACCAGCGTTGGCACCGTTACAATCACCACAACTTAGGAGTTTAAACATGGCAACAGAATCCAACAAGTCTACGCGCCCCGGTGACGCCGCGTTTAAACCAAAGTCAATAAATGTGCCTGAGAATGTTGGCTACAAGAACCAGATTCCAGTAACCACTTCAGGCAACGGCATCAAGATTCGCGGCACTGGCGCTGCCACCAAAGGCACAAAGGCCAACGGTCCAATGGCATAAGCGATGAACTACACCGAACTGGTACAGGAAGTCTCCGATTACACGGAGAATACATTCTCTACTGCGGATATAAACACGTTTATTACGCAGGCTGAAACACGTATCTACAATACCATCCAGTTCACCAGTCTTCGCAAGACAGCCGCTATCACATTTGTAGCTAATAGCCCTTATCTGGATTGCCCTGCAGACTTCATTGCTTCGCAGTCTTTCGCTGTTATTCAGGTTGGTGTTTACAGCTTCCTGCTGAATAAAGACCAGACTTTCATCCGTGAGGCATACAGTAACCCCGCATCGACTGGAACTCCGAAGTACTACGCCATCTACGGCCCACAAGATGCCAACATCAAAGAGTTGAAGTTCATTGTCGGCCCCACCCCAGCCACCGCGCTGGCGGGTGAACTGCAGTACTTCTTCTATCCTGAGTCGATCACCGTAGCGTCTTCTGGCAGCACATGGCTGAGTGAGAACTTCAGCCCCATCCTGTTGTACGGAGCGCTGGTAGAGGCTTACACACAGATGAAGGGCGACCCTGACATCCTTGCGCAGTATGAGAACAAGTACAAAGAGGCTATTGCCCTTGCCAAGAAGCTGGGTGACGGCACCATGAAGACTGATGCCTACCGCTCTGGTGGCGGCAGGATGGCAGGTTGATATGGCAAGCGTTCAAACCCAGACCACATCGTTTAAAGCTGAGTGCTGGCAGGCTGTTCATAACCTGTTGACAGATACGCTGAAGATGGCGCTGTACACGAACGCAGCGTCTATGGGCGCAGCCACTACCGTCTACAGCACATCCAATGAAGTCGTAGCCGCAGGCTACACGGCTGGCGGCGTAGTTCTGACAGGCGCATCCATTGGTACAGACGGTTTCACCGCCTTTGCCAGCTTCGCCAATCCCCTATTTACCGGAGCCATAACGGCACGGTACGCGCTTATTTACAACACAAGTAAGGCCAATAAGTCCGTACTAGTGTTAGACTTCGGTTCTGATAAGACATCGCTGACTGCTTTCCCCGTCACGTTGCCGCCAAACACTGCCACTACGGCACTGCTTCGCAGTAGCAATTAGGAGAAAGTATGCCAACAACCTATACCCCACAGTTGGGGCTATCTCTCCCGACACAGGGCGAGTTGTCTGGCACATGGGGCGATGTAACTAACACCAGCATGACTTCGCTGGTGGACACCGCTATCGCGGGAACAACCACCCTCTCCACAGACCTTGATGTAACCCTGACCGCGACGGTTGGAGTCGCCAATCAGGCCCGTGCAGCCATTCTGCTGTGCACTGGCGCGCGCACTGCCCTACGCAACATCACAGCCCCTGCGACCAGCAAGCTGTATGTGGTGATCAACAACACCACTGGCGGCTTCTCCGTAGTGGTTCGTGGCGTTGGCCCCACCTCCGGTGCAACAGTACCTGCGGGTGCAACCCTGTTCCTGATCTGGAACGGCTCTGATTTCAGCACTGTGGGTGCGCTTGGCACCTCCATCACAGGCACTATCGCCATTGCCAACGGCGGAACTGGGGCAACCACAGCGCCTGCAGCACTTGCGGCTTTGGGTGGAACTGGTTTAAATTCGCCTGCGTTTACAGGGACTCCGACAGCGCCAACGGCGGCTCCGGGGACAGCGTCCAACCAGCTTGCAACCATGAATGCCCTATTGGCAGCAGGACTGACACCAGCAACCAGCGGGGCTGCAGACTACTACGCAGCATCAACTTTTGGGAGTTTCTAAATGGCAATGACTAACGCAGCGGTATTCCCGCAACTACCAGCAACTGAGATTGCTACCCTCACCACGCCTACGGCTATCACCAGTCGCGCCAACATAACGGGCACTACGGGTCTAGTGCAGTTGACAGCGATTCCGTCTGTAAACCCGAAGCGGGTTGACGCCATCGTGGTCAAGTCCAAGGGCACCTCACTGGCAGGCATCCTGACGATCTGGATGTATGACGGCACAACGTCTTACATCTACGACGAAATCGACCTGACTGCGACTACGCCGTCGACAACGGCGGACTCCATGAAAGTCACCAGAAACTACCTGACAAATGAAACACAGGGTTCGATTCAGTTGAAGGTCACGCAG